GAGCTGCCACCGGTCCGTCTTCAGACTGTTCTTCCCCTTCAGGGAGAAGTTGTGCACCGACCCGACCTGCGTGCCGCCCGTGTTCGTGAACAGGCCCCCCGTCGTCGCTGTCGTTCCGCCGACGTAGATCGCGCCGGAGGAGAAGGAGAACAGGTTCGCGGACGGGTTGTACGACGCCGTCTGCAACGCGGTAGCGGCCCCATAGTTGATGCCCGTCGCGGACCCGACCGCGACACCCGACGCGTGCGCGATCTTCGTCGCCGTCGCCAACGTGACCGTGTACGGGCCCGAACCGGACACGCCGGAGGTCTGCACGACCTCCGCGTTCGCGTACGAATCGATCGTGATGTACGCCCCGGCCGGTATCGACGCCGCCGTCGACAGGGTCGTCACCCCCGCGGCCGCCGCCGAGGACAGGGTCGTGTTCGCGAACCCGTTCGACGGGGTCGCGACGTCGAGCGCGTCGATGGACACCTTCAGCTTCGCTTGCGCACCCGCAGCGACGGACAGTTCCCAGTCGGTGACCTTGCAGCCCGGGTACGTGAACGCCTCCTGCGTCAGGACACCCGTCGTGTCGGGGGCGACGACCTGAGCCGTGAACGACTTCCCGTTCAGGGACCCCACGTTGTGGACCTGCTGGTACAGGCCGCCCCCGACGGAGGTCGCCGTCGCGGTGTAGGAGCCGAGCATGTGCTGCAGGAGGAGCCCGAACCCGTTCGTCGTCACGTCGAGGTTCACGTCCCCGCCCGCCTGCCGGCCGGTGAAGATGCGGCGGGCGCCCCGCTTCGTGAGTCCCCCCTGACGGAGGCCGAGGCCCTGCGCGGTCGACTTCTTCGTCGCGAGGGTCGTCGAGTCGAACTCGAGGAAGCGGGTCACCGGGACGGGGACGCCGACGGTCGTCTCGGTCGCGATACCGAAGGAGGCGGAGAGGCCAGCGCCAACAGCCATGAGCAGGGTTTCCTATCTGGAAGAGGGTCGGATGGTTCAGGCGGCCGGAGCGGCAGGCAGGATCGTCGGGTCGACGACCGCGGTCGCCGCCTCAGCGACGGCCGGGTCGATGGTCACATCGGGAGACTTCGTCTTCACGGGCGTGTACCCCTGCGCCTCGAAGTCGGTGGCGTCCTCGTCGGGGACCTCGAACGTCTGGCCGGCGTCGGCGCGGAGGTCGTAGCGGGGGAACTCGCGGGGCCCATCGAATGGGTTCTTGAACGTCGCCACGGTGGGCTCCTTCACGGGATGTAGGTGTTCTGGACCGCGAGCTCGAAGTCGACGCACGCGTACATGTAGCCGCCACCGGCGGTGTCCTCGTCGTCCTGCGTCTGATGCAGGACCACTTTCGCGACCCGCGCGATGCGCCCCATCTGGAGCAGGAGGCCGAGGGTCGGGTCGGCGTGGATGAGGCGGACGACCCCGTCCGTCAACGCGATAGCCGCGTCGCGTGCGGGTTTCTGGTCCGGGCCGGGACGCCACACGGCGATGTAGCCGGGGATCGTGTACGACTCCTCGATGCGGGCCGCGCCGAGGGTCGTGTACTCCCAGTCGACGTCTCCCGCGGCACCCGAATCCGGGGACGTGCGCCCGACGACGACCTGCGTCTCACTCGTGGACGCGGGCGTGTTGTCGTAGACGGCCGCGGACGGGTCCACCGCCGTCAGGGGTGGGACGGCGACACCGTCCGGGGTCGTCACCCCGGAACGGAGGCTCGCGAGGACATAGTCGATCGCGGCACCCATCGACGTACCCATTTAGGCGATCTCCGGCGGCCGGCGCCACGGTTCGAGGATCTCCATGACCGCGTTCGGGACCATGTAGTTTCCCGGCATCGACATCTCGTCCGGGTTCGACTGCCCGAACGCCGTCGACCGGAACGCGACCTCACTCTTCCGGTACCAATGCTTGATGAGTTCCGCGCACGCGAGCTGGATATCGTCGGGAATCGTCGACAGGCCCGCCACGTAGACGACCGTCACCGTGCCCGCACCAGCCGGGAACAGCATCGCCGACCCGCTAGCGCCGCGGCGGGTGATCTCCCCCGTAGCCCGGTTCCACGTGTACCCATACGCGTCCACGGAGGCGCCGAGGGGCTGCTCCGTGAGCGTGTGCGAGATGGGCCCGTACGTCTCCGTCACCGACGTGACCGACGACACCCACCTGGCCGACAGCACCACGGACCGTTGCCCGCCGTCGAAGACGTCCGTCCTGGTGTGCACACGGATCGGGCCCGTCACGTTCTCGATCACGTCCGCGGCGGCCTTCAACCAGCGCCGCAACTTCACATCCTTCGACGTGTTCGCAGGGTCGAGGTTCAGTTCGTCCTTCAAATCGGGGAGGGAGATGAGGTCCATCTGGGCGGGCACGACCGTGAACTGGTCCTGCACCCCCCCGGTCAGGTTCCCGGAGATGGACCAGACGAGGAGGTAGGTGCCCACCTGGGAGGCGAGGATCGGCTTCGTCGCGGTCTTCCCGTCGATGACCGCATCCGCGACCGTCGCCGTCGACAGGTCCGGCGCCGTGACCGTGAGGTTCACCGTGGAACCGGCGAGGTCCGCGTCGGCGACGAGCTCCGCCGGGTAGACGGTCCCCAGAAGGACAGACACCGGCTACTTCTGTGCGCCCGGCAGCGAATCCGCCGACTGCTGCTTCGTCTCCGCCGTGTCCGTCGACTCCGCAGCACGCCGACCCGACGCGGGACGGACGACCTTCGCGAACGCCTCATTCACGTACGTGACCGGCTCCGGGTCCGGGACCGCGCCCGTGCCCTCAGTCCCGAGGGGACCGAACTCGTACGTGACAGGCCCATCCGGGCCCTCGACGGCGCCCGTACCGCCCGGGTGGCCGGGGGTCTGCTCGTACGTGACGGGCCCGTCCGGGCCGGGCACCGCGCCCGTCGGCTGCGGAACGACGACGCCCTCATCCGTGACTGCCATGCGGCTACTCCTTCGGTTTGCTTCGAGTGTGGCCCGGGCCCGCGCCAAGGGGAAACTTGAAACGCGGGCCCGGGGTCTAAGTAAGTCAGATCGGGCCGAACCTTCGCTCGTACTCGGCAAGCTTCTGTCGAGCCGTGAGGGCGGTCTGCAGCGCCTCACGGTTCTCTTTCGCAGTGATAGCCGAGTGCGCGGAGTGTGACAGCACCGTCAGATTCTCCGGTCGGTTGTCGGTCCGGACATGGTTGATGTGGTGGACGTGCTCGTCGCCGCGGAGGCGACGCCCGATGGTCTGCTCGACGACGAGGCGGTGTTCTAGGACCCAGCCGCTCTGGAACGCGTTGGGGTGGTTCGGCTCGTAGACGCGGACGTATCCGCTGCTGTCTACGACCGCGGGCTTGCCGTTGTGCTCCCGGCCCAGCGATCGCTTGATGGTGCCGAGGCCGTAACAGTCGCGGGAGCAGTAGAGGCGTTCGCTGTTGCGGAAGAGCATCTGTGAGGGGCTGAGCGTGAACGCGGTGCCGCACACCGCGCAAGTCTTCGTCACTGCGTTGCGTCCCTGATGGGCGTCGTGGCACGCCTTGGAGCAGAACCGTCTGCGGCCCTCGTCGGACTTGATGACCCATAGGTCGTTACCGCACCGCTCGCAGGGGATGTAGCGGCCCGTCTTCGGTTTCACGGGCATCGGCGCTACACGGTGCCGCGCGTTCCAGGTGGACTGGCAGCTCTTGGAGCAGAAGGACCGCTTCTGCGACGGGTAGAACTCGATCTGTTTGCCGCACTGTTTACAGGCGGCGACCGTCTTCGGCATGGTTCCCTTTCGGGTGTAGGTGGTGACCGACCCGCTTGCCGGTCACCACCTACCCTACCGTGGCCGAACCCTACAGGCCCGTAACGGTTCCGAACGCACCTGGACGGTATATGGCCAAGGCAAGCCTCTCTTCAGCGCGAATTGCGATTTGGTTATTCTGGAAGAAGGATGCGTGCGAGTTGGACGCTTCCACCGTGAGACCTGAACGCCGGAACACCTGGCCGCCCTGCTTGAACGCCCCGATGAGGGCGGTGCCGGCGGTGATCGCCGTCGTGGTGACGACGGTCTTCCCCCACAGGGTCTGGTTCGCCGGGTCGACGAACGGGCCGCCCGCGAAGTAGTTCCCGGTACCCGTCGCCTTGGAGAGCTGGATCGTCTGCCAGTCCGTCGGGTTGAGGACGATCGCGTCGGGCTCGAGGAACG